TAGCGGAGAGTTACAAACAAGTTTATTGAGATCTGCCAGAGAACTAAGAATATTTGCTAATGCTGTGGGTATGTCAGAAGCAGATTTGCGAAACGAATCACAAATACGAGAAGATCACACCGATCTCATGCAGTCACAAGTAAAAACCATGGGCGGAAACACAATGGAACTTGCCAATAATGCTCAAACCATAAGCAGGACCTTAAGTGCAATAGGTGGACAAGGTCTTATAGATCCAATATTTGAGGCAATATCCAGAGGTGCTACTGGACTTTCAAGTGATTTTATCACTCTAGGTCAGAACATGCCTGAATTAATAAGCATGATAGAAAAAGAAGCGGCCAGGTTTGATAGAGGAGCAGGCACACTAAATGCAAACTTAGGCTTTGACTTAATACGTTTGCTTAGAAATACCACACAAGGACAAAGAGACCAACTTAATCAAATGCAAATGGCAGGTATTGAAGGTGCGGCAGATTTAAACAACATGCTCAGAAAAGCACAAGCATTGTCCGAGGAAGCCATTAAGTCAATGGAAAAAGAATTAGATCCCAAAACGATGTCTGTATTAAACGTATTTAACAGGCTAGGGTTTGTGGCCAACCAAGTAACTGCCACATTAGGAGATTTTGGTAAAACGTTTGCCTTGGAATTTTTAGGTTTTGGTAGAACACTAGATGAAAACGGTAAAGCAACCTATGATTTTACAAAAGGTGTCGAGTCAATGACTAAAAATATTAGAAAGTTTGCAACAAACGTATTTGGATATAATAGTCCAATAACAGATTCTTTTGATAGCCTTGCAAATTACATCGACAATATGTTCCTACCTCAAGGAGCAGATGAATCAGATGCAACGTATCAAGCCAGACTCGATGATGCACGAACTATGTTTGTATCAACTATCTCAAATTTTGCTCAAAACTTAGCAAGGGATCTGCAGGAACAAATCAAGCAAGGCACTTTATTTAGTTCTATAAAAGATTTCTTTATTACTTTCTTTGATGAGTTGCGAGTATCAATTTATAATGCAACAGGCGGAGTGTTATTTGGGGATGCAGTACACGAAATACAAGCAGGACGATTTATTAGTGGCAACATAGGTGCATCTGAATTTGGATTACATGCAGGTGATTTATCTGGAACTGAAAGAAAGAAAACTTCACAACTGCTATTTGGTGGTATAGTAGAAGAAGCAAAAAGACTTAACATCTCAGAAGACGATATTAACAAAATGATACCTTTAAAAAGAGGTGTAGCATTCGGAGATCAAACGGCATTTAACCAAAAACGAGCAGTTAGTGCCATGGATAATGTCCAAGATGGATTTTCAGAAATCTTTGAATCTTATTTTGAAGGCTATGGTACTAATCTTAAAATGAAAGTAGGTGTAGATGAGGATCAAGCAGATAAAGTGTTAGCAGTACTACAAGAAAGAATCAAACTTGTACAAGCATTCAACGATAGTTCTAAAGATACTGTATTTAATTTTATTGACAATGCAGAAAGATTAGGACTCAACTTTTCCCCAGGGCAGTTAAGTAGGATAAATTATACTTCTGATATGAATAATGTTCTAGAAGATATTAATAACGGTACACTAGTACTAAGTAATGACATTGACGAAGATAACACAGCAGAAGCAAATAGGATATTAAATAGATTACAGGGAATATATAATCCAACTTTAGGTCAAACAAATTTAAGAAGATCAAGTGGGTTTGACATGCAGGCCTATGCTCAAATGACTCTTGCAAAACTTGGTTATGACTCGGATTATAATAAAATGTCTGATCCGACTATGGCCGGTCTTTCTAGTTCAGTAGATGTTAGTAAATTTATAACATCCTACAAAGATGCCATGGCAGATGGCGAAATGGATCACAAAGAAACAAAACAGTTAATTGCTACTCTTAATCAATTAAGCAGTAAAATTGATACTAATGACAGCGATAGTCGACTTTTAATAACAGGAATTGAAAGCCTAATTAAGGCACAAGATGACCTTACCAATGAACTTAGAGCCGATAACGCATCATAGCACTCCAAAACAATCATTCCGATTGACATCAAGAGATAAATATAGTATTATAACACATTAGAGATATTATATGAGTTGGAAAAAGTTTTTTAATCCGGTAGATAACGCAGGCTTGCCCTCAGGTGTTCGAGGCAATGACGGCCAAGCAGACATGTATGCAAGTCGATACAGCAGTTGGCTACCAGAAGTTTACAGCGGATCACCTGATAGGGTCATGCGATATTATCAGTATGATGCAATGGACAGGGATTTAGAAATAAATGCCGCATTAGATATTATAGCAGAATTTTGTACACAAGAAGAAGATACAAATTTACCATTTAAAGTTGAATACAACGACACACCTAGTAATCCAGAAATCAAGGTTATACAACAAGGATTACAGAAATGGTGTAAACTAAACGAACTTCCCAGACGAATTTTTAAAATATTCCGTAGTACACTAAAGTACGGCGATCAATTGTTTATTAGAGATCCAGAGACCAAAAAACTATACTGGGTAGATCCGTATCAAGTAGAAAAGGTATTAGTAAACGAAAGTAATGGTAAAAAGATTGAACAATACTTTATTAAGAATTTAGATTTACATTTGAAAGATTTAGCGGCTACCAGTGTATCAGCAAACCAAGACAGACCATATGGTTCAGGTGCTATCATGAGTGATTACACAAATCCGCAATCCAGTTCAGGATTTAAAAGCAGTAGTTCAGGATATGGACCGGATGCCAATAATGCAATGCCTATAGATGCACAACATGTTTTACACATCAGCATGAGCGAAGGCATGGAAACAACATGGCCTTTTGGTAACAGCATATTAGATCCTATTTTCAAAGTTTACAAACAAAAAGAACTATTAGAAGATGCTATTATTATTTACAGAGTACACAGAGCACCAGAAAGACGTGTGTTCTTTATTGATGTAGGTAATATGCCACCGCACAAAGCACAACAATACTTAGAACGTGTTAGATATGAAGTACAACAAAAACGTATACCTAATAAAACAGGCAGTGGACAAAACATTGCAGACAGCAGTTACAATCCTATGAGTATGTTAGAAGACTACTTCTTTGCACAAACGGCAGATGGTAGAGGTTCAAAAGTTGACACACTACCCGGTGGTAGTAACTTAGGTGAGATTGATGACCTTAAGTTTTTCAATAACAAACTGATTAGAGGGTTGAGAATACCCAGCAGTTACTTGCCAACTGGACCAGACGATGGTTCAGCACCTTACAATGACGGTAAGGTTGGCGTTGCATACATACAGGAATATAGATTTGCTAAGTATTGTGAAAGACTGCAAAGGCAAATTATTAAAAGCATGAATGAAGAATTTAAAATTTATTTAAAAGCAAGTGGCATAGAAGTAGACAGCAGTTTATTTGATATATCATTTGGCGAACCGCAAAACTTTAGTTCTTACAGAGAATTAGAATTAGATCAAGCAAGAACACAACTGTTTGGTACACTAGAAGGCATTCCTTACTTGTCAACTCAGTTCAAACTTGCTAAGTACTTAGGTCTAAGCGAAGACGAAATAAGAAAGAACGAATTAATGTGGGCAGAAGAAAATGCATTTGATGTTGATGCTATGGACGACACAACATCAGCAGACTTACGACAAGTAGGTGTAAGACCGCAACCAGGTGGCGATGTTAGTACAGCACCAATAGATATGGGACCAGTAGATACTCCTGATGCATCAGTAGATGCTTTAGGCGAACTTGGTGACGAAGGCGGAAACTTAGGAATATAATATGAAACTAAACGAATTTTACGAGCCAGCAAAAGACACTATCAATCAAAGGCACAAAACTGACACTAGAAAAAAGATGTTGAGTCTAGAAGAGTTAGGCAAACTGAGAAAGATCAGAGAACTCAAAAAAGCAGAAGCAGAAAGTCATAAAAAACTTGCTTCAGTGATGTATGCCAAACCAACTGACGGTGGCGGAGCAGGCGGCTTACTATAATTAAATGAAGACCCTTGTTGTTTGCGGTTGCAGTTGGAGTTGCCGCGATCCACTATATCCCAATTTTGAATACGGATACCTAGTAGCAAAAGAACTAGGCTACAATTATATCAACTTAGCACGATGCGGTATGAGTAACTTTGGCATACGCACACAAATAGACTATGCACTAGAGCACTTACAACCAGATTTAATAATCATTAATGCAACTGGTGTAAACAGATTTGAAATTCTCAAAGACTTAGATAACACATATGATCACAACAAAGCATATGATCAAATTTGCTTTGGCGATTTTGATTGGGATCACTTTGATCACGAACATCATATAAACCATGGCAAAACATATGATCCGCAAATTTGGTGCGACAGCATTTACACAGTTATCAGTCAAGAAGCAAGACGTTATCATCACATAGACGAAGACAGAGTAAATGCACTAAAAGACTATGCATACTATGTGTTTGATGAAAACATAAAAGCACACAATGATTACTATGTGTTACAAAGCGGTTTACTGAGTATATTAAATCATAATGTGCCGTTTTTATTCTCCCCTAATACCTTTGAATTCAGTGAATTTGATAAAACGGGTTTGATAGAGGACCATCACCAAATAGGCAGTTTTAATTGGGACTTCGTTCCTGATAAATACTTGTTACAAAATGGTGCAGGATATTATGCTCAGCATAATCCAAAGCACTTAGATGAACAAGGAAACGAAACTACACATTACCCAGTAAGTAATCATAACTCACCATACGCACACAGAATGTATGCAGATTACATCTTAGAGGCAGTCAATAGCAGGTCTTTATAACTTGTTATAACTAAAATACCTCAAAAAAACACCGTTTTTTACATAAAACAGTACATTACTATTAAATACAATTACGATATATCAGGCAATGCCTGAGTTTAAAGGAGAAATTACGATGTCAGATAAAAGTGTTTTAGAACAAGTACTGGAACATCTTTTAGCAGAGGACGATGCTCAAGCCAAAGACTTGTTACATAGTTTTATGGTTGAGAAGTCCAGAGAGATTTATGAAGATCTCTTAGATAAAGATGCTCTAGAAGAGGCACTCGACAACGAAGTTGTTGAGGAAGAATCTGAAGAATCCGAAGAAGACACAGTCGAAGAGGCTGAAGAATCCGAAGAAGAGGCTGTTGAAGAAACAGTAGCAGGTTCACCAAGTGAAGACTTCTACGATGAAGTAGAAGCAGACGTTATGGCTGATGAATCAGGTGTTAACGAAGATGACGACGAAATTGAAGACGAAATGGAACCAGAAATGGATATGGAAATTGATGGTGAAGAAGAGTCTGAAGAAGAAGTCGAAGACAGAGTTGACGATTTAGAAGCACAATTAGACGAACTAAAAGCAGAATTCGAAAAGTTAATGTCAGATGAAGACGGCGAAGAAGCCGACGATGCTGAAGCAGATTTAGAAGATGAAATGGAAGTTGAATCTTTTGAAGAAGAAATTGACTTAGATGAAGAAGTTGACGAAGAATTAGAAGAAGCAACTAACTTCAGTAAAAATCAAACTGCAAAGAATGACTCAAGTTCAGACAATGATGCGTCACCAAAATTCCCAAAGAAAGAAAATTTCGGAACAGACGAAAAAGAACTTTTTGGTAAGGACGGCGCAGAAGGTAAGAAAGGTGATTCAGCCAAAAGTAATCCTACAACGGATAACATAGGCGAAAAACCAAAGGCTCATCCAGCAAGTAAAGTAACTGCTGATAAGTCTACGAGTCCTATTGCAGGAAAAGTTTAGTAATTAGGAATATATAATATGTCAAGACAGTTATTTGAATACTACAGTCCAGAAAAAGCAAATATTATAGTTGAATCATCTAGTGATGGTAAAGACTTACATATGAGCGGACTGTTTATACAAGGCGAAGTTAAAAACCAGAATGGAAGAGTTTATCCACAAGAAGAGATACAGACGGCTGTAGAATCGATTGGTAAACGAATCCAAGTTGGCGAAACTGTACTTGGCGAATTAGATCATCCAGCAGAATTACAAATTAATTTAGATAGAGTAAGCCACATGATTACTGAGATGCGAGTAGATGGCGCAGATGGCTTTGGTAAACTTAAAATATTGGATACTCCAATGGGTAAGATAGCCGAAGCACTACTAAAAGGTGGCGCCAAATTAGGCGTTAGCAGTAGAGGAAGTGGTAATGTAAATGAAAGCGGTAGGGTAAGCGATTTTGATATAGTAACTGTTGACATCGTAGCACAACCAAGTGCCCCAGATGCCTACCCTAAAGCAATTTACGAAAGTTTATTTAATATGCGTGGCGGCGCTCAGATTTTTGAAGCCGCTCGTGAAATAACAAAAAGTGACAGAAACGCACAAAAACACCTTGCACGAATGATGGAAAATTTCATTCGTGAATTGGAACTCAAATAGGAGAAAGCACATGGCGGATAAATTCGTAGAACTTCTTGAAAATGGTGACTTGTCTGAAGAGACTAGAGTCAACATACAAGAAGCATGGGAAACACGCCTTGCTGAAGCAAGAGACGAAATTACTTCTGAGTTAAGAGAAGAATTTGCACAAAGATTCGAACATGACAAAAGTCAAGTTGTAGAAGCAATGGACAAATTCATCACTACAAACTTAGAAGAAGAATTAAAGGAACTTGCAGAAGATAAGAAGGCAACTATTGCTGAAAGAGTTAATTATAAAAGAGCAGTTGGTGAGCACACTAACGTTCTAAATAGATTCGTTTCAGAAACGTTAGCAAATGAAATCAAAGAATTAAAAGAAGATAGACACATGCAAGGTGAAAACTTTGCTAAACTAGAAAATTTTGTTCTTGAAGCAGTTGCTGATGAAATTCGTGAGTTCCACTCCGATAAGCGAGAACTAGCAGAGAAAAAAGTTCAGTTAGTTCGCGAAGGAAGAGAGCAACTTGCGGATGCTAAAAAACAATTTATTAGAAGAGCCGCAGAAAAAGTTGAACAAACTATTTCATCTTCATTAAAAAGTGAAGTATCACAATTTAAAGAAGATATTACTAAGGCTCGAGAAAATGAATTTGGCAGAAGAATATTTGAAGCAATGGCTGGTGAGTATGCTACTTCGTATTTAAATGAAAATACAGAAGTCAGAAAACTTAAATCTAAGATTACTGGATTAAAATCTAAAATCTCAGAAGCACAGGCTAAAGCAGAAAATAGTTCAGAGCAAAAGAAATTAGTTGAATCTAAATTACGAATAGCAGAAGATAGATACAACAGAAATAATGTTATTAGTGACTTAATTGCACCTTTAAGTAGTAGCAAAAAAGAATTAATGACAGAACTTCTAGAATCAGTAAAAACAGAGAAACTTGAAGAATCATTTAACAAGTACCTTCCAAGTGTTATGAACGAAGAAGGTTCTGTAAGAACTAAGAAAGAAGTTATAAATGAATCAGTGAAGACAGAACACACTGGTAATAGATCGTTGGACGGACAAACCGGCTCCACCAATGAAGTTGACGTAGTCGAACTTGACGAAATCAGAAAACTAGCCGGACTTAAATATTAGGAGATTATAATGGCAGAAGCATTATTTGAATCAAATTGGTCCGCAACCAAGGACGCTCTTCTTGAGGGTTTACAGGGATCTAAAAAGTCTACAATGGACGTAATTTTAGAAAACGCAAAAACTCAATTACAAGAATCAGCGACAGCAGGGTCAACAATGGCAGGAAACGTTGCATCACTTAACAAAGTTATGCTACCATTGATTAGAAGGGTTATGCCTTCTTTGATCGCCAACGAATTACTTGGTGTGCAACCAATGAGTGGACCAGTAGGACAAATCCACACATTAAGGGTAAGATACGCAGAGTCTAAAGACTCAGTAACAGCAGGACAAGAGGCTTTAAGTCCTTTCGCATTAGCAACAGCATATTCAGGAACACCTGATGCAACTGCGGCAAGTGAAGGAACAGCGGGTAGCAAAATGTCTATTCAAATCCTCAAGCAAACAGTCGAAGCAAAAACAAGACGTCTATCAGCAAGATGGACTTTTGAAAGTGCTCAAGACGCCAACGCAATGCACGGTGTAGATGTTGAAGCAGAAATTATGCAGGCATTAGCACAAGAAATTGCAGTTGAAATCGACCAAGAAATGTTAGCAAAGTTAAGAGCACTTGCTCCAACTGTTGACACTTTAGACTTCAACAGCGGAATCACAGGTACGCAAACATATATCGGTGAAAGACACGCAATCTTGGCAATTCTTATTAATAGAGTTGCAAACTTGATTGCCGCTAGAACAAGAAGAGGCGCAGGTAACTATGTTGTTGTAAGTCCACAGGCTTTAACAATATTACAATCAGCGACAACTTCAACATTTGTTAGAAGTACAGAAGGTCCTTTTGATGCTCCTACAAACTCTAAGTTTGTTGGTACATTAAACGGTACTGTTAAAGTATTTGTTGACAACTATGCGGCTGACGGAACAGCAGTACTAGTAGGATATAAAGGTTCATCAGAAACTGATGCTCCAGCATTCTACTGTCCTTACATTCCATTAATGAGCACAGGTCCAGTTATGGATCCAGCAACTTTTGAACCAGTAGTGTCATTTATGACAAGATACGGTTACTTAGAACTTACTAACACAGCAAGTTCATTGGGTAATGCGGCTGACTACTTAGGTGAAATTGGACTTTCAAACGTCTCATTCAAGTAAGTATTAGTTTTACTTAAACAATTAAGCACCTTCTTCGGAAGGTGCTTTTTTTTGTACACAAGAAAATATACCTTAATCTGATAAATATGTTAAAGCAATGTTGCAATCGGAGTAATTAATGGCAGACAAGAAAGGTATATTTAGATCCCCGGGTGATATCGTATTTAACGGTGATCCGATAATAAACAGCAGTGAAGAACTTAGAGTTAACGATGACAAGATTATTATTAACAATAATCAAGTTGCCGTATCGGCTACCTTACAACTTAGTCATGCTTCAGCAAACGTATCAATAGGCTGGGACGGTACAACATTAACAACATCAGCACCTATATCAGGAGCATTAAATGTAACAGACGCAGGTGGCGATGGCTCATTAACATACGCAGGTAACACATTAACATATACAGGTCCAAGTGCTAGTGAAGTAAGAGCACATTTTAGTGTTACAGACGCAGGCGGAGATGGATCGTTAAGTTACAGCAATGGTGTTTATACATACACCGGTCCAAGTTTAGCAGAAGTACAAGCAAGAATAGATAATTCTGCCGCAAATGTTCAAGCACATTTTACAGGCGGCACAGGCATTACATATACTGCCGGAGCAATTAGTATTACAAATACTGGTGTCACAGGTGCAAGTTATGGTAGTGCAACAGCAATACCAACTTATACTGTAAACGCACAAGGACAATTAACAGCGGCCGCAGATGTAAACATAGCAATACCGGCCTCGCAAATAACAGATTTTTCAGAAGCAGTCGACGATAGAGTTGGCGCAATGGCCAGTGGTGGAACGGGCATAACAGCAGTTTATAACGATGTTGCTAATACCCTTGTTTTTGATTTAGATAATACAGCAGTTACACCTAATACATACGGAAGTGCAACAGGCGTAGGCACATTCACAGTTGATCAGCAAGGTAGAATAACAAGTGCATCAACAACAGCAATAGCAATACCACATACGCAAGTTACAGATTTTGATACAGAAGTAAGAGCATTATTTGCCGGTACAAGTGGACAAATAACATATACAAGCGGTAGTGGTACATTTAGTTTACCAGCAACAATATCACAAGGAACAGATTTTAGTGGAGGTTTAACTGCAAGTCAGGCCATTAGTGCAAGTGACAACAGTACTAAAGTTGCCACAACAGCATGGGTAACAAGTAACGCACCAGTATTAACAGTTAATACACAAAGTGGTGCAGTTGTTTTAGACACAGACGATATTGCAGAAGGCTCAACAAATTTATATTGGACAACAGCAAGAGGTAATTCAAACTTTGATACAAGGCTTGCTACAAAAGATACAGACGATCTAAGTGAAGGCAGTACAAATCTTTACTATACAGATGCTAGAGCCAGAGCCGCCATTCTTAGCGGTGACGGTGTAACAAATACATCAGGAACATTAAGTGTAAACTCAGATGTTGTGAGAACTAATACAGCCGGCACACAAACTATATCTAAAGAAACTGACTTTACAGGTATACTGAGAGTACCAACATTAACAGCACCGACTAACTCCGGCGGAAGTAATGCCTATGTTGCAGGTGATAGCGGTGGGTCAACTAAAGCGGCCTCCACTGCTTATGTTGAAGCGGCAATCACAGCAGTAACAACCAAACTAGTTGATGGTGCGCCAGCAACATTAGATACACTAAATGAAATTTCAGCGGCATTAAACGACGAGGCCAACTTAGCAACTAATTTAACAAATTCAATTGCCACAAAAGC